ATAGAAGATCAAAATGTTGACGCCGTCTCTGTAGAGCAGTACTTTAGAGAATTTGTAAAAACAGCAGTAGATCTTAGTAAGCCAGATATAGAAGAGCTAGTTAATACAGGCTATACAAGAGCAAAGAAAGACTTTGATGTCCTATTTCCAGACAAAGATGCTGATTTTGAAGAGATTGGAGTTAGGGCGTTAGATAGATTTTATACTAATTTTTTAGTAAAGTCTTATTGGAAAAATATAAATCCTTATAAAGATTTACTAATCAATATTATTAAAAGAGACAGCAATGGAAACATAGATGCAAAAGCAATGCTCTTTACTCTATCGTCTTTAGAGGATGCAATAAAAATTCTGATAAGAGATCAAATGATAACAGCAGAAAGATTTGGTTTCATCAAATTTGCAAAAAAAGTAGGTAGCAAAACAATTGACTTAGTAAATCCTGATACCCAGGAGCGATCTAGTCTAGATATTAGTGAGATGGTGTATAAAAATTTTATGCCATCTAATGAAAATTTTGACCACCTATTAGCATTCAATACAAACAAAAATCAAAATTGTGAATAAATATATATTCAAAGATTCCTTAGTTCTAGAACAAGTAGTATCAGAATCAATTAAATCTGATGCTGCTGAAATGCTAAGACGAGATAGGAATCCTAAGCTAATAGTAGAGATAGATGCCACACACTCAGGAACTCTTATAAATCAAAGAGTCTATCCAGGGAAGCAAGTCCAAGCCGCGTATAAGTCCTTTTTCTCAAAGGACAAAGGCGGTTCAGCTAATTACGATAAGCCTATATTAAAGCATCATCATTCTGAAGATGATGCTATAGGTCGCGTAACAAGCGCTAAGTTTACTCAGTTGAAGTATGGTGATTATTTTGAAAATGATTATCTTGCGCCTGAGATTACTGGTGGAAAAGGTTCAGGTATTGTGACTGTTTCCGGCTTTATCACTGATCCAGATTCTATTAGAAAAATAGTAGATTCTAGATTTCTTAGTGTTTCTGCCGGGCATTCTAGCCAGATGCTTCTTTGTTCGGTATGTGGGGATAGTTTATTTGAATGTCCTCATCTTCCTGGTCAAAAATATAATGAACAAGAAGAAGTAGTAGGCGCTGATGAGCAAGGCTCTCAGTGCTACGGTATTACAGCCGGAATGGTATATAACGAAGTTAGCTTTGTTAACCACCCTGCCTCACCCTCTGCTAAATTGGTTAACTTCAATTGGGCGGATAATAAAGGTAGCTGGAAGAAAGATACAATTATTGCCAGTCAAGTTTCTGGGAAGAAAGAAGCGGTTCGAAATTTCATTCTCAGGGACGATGATGGTGATTTAAGTCTTTTAAGTGGGGACCACAAGTCTTCTACTAAAAAGACAGTGATTGCAGTAAGCCCTGTAATCGCAGACAAGCTCAAGCATGTTATGTCTTCCGAAAAACCAAGTTCGTCTGACGAGACTATTGAGGTCCGTTTAGCCACGACTGGTTCTGATTCGAAGGCTTCAAATGTGGAGCAAAATCTTGATAAGGCGAACGATTTAGATAAACAATCTAATGAGGATAGTAATATGGAAAAAGAACTAGAAGTTCTTAAGAATGAGATAGCTAGCCTTAAAGATGGATTAACCACTGCTAAAACTGAAGTGGAAACACTTAAGAAGCAGAACGAAGCAAAGGATAGTCAGATCCAACGGCTAACAACGGATGCGGCGGCGATTCAGAACAAGATGTCAAAAACTCTTGCTGTATCTCTTGCCTCTATTCGTGCTCGTCTTAAGAAAACAGGTAATGATAGTGTAGACAGTAAAGAAAAATTTGATGCGTATGTAGAAAAACTTTCTACTCGTTCAATTGATTCTTTACAGGACTCTCTACAGGACCTGATGTTAGAATTAGAGTCTATAGAGATTCCAACTAAGCAAATAACAACGTCAACGACCGAGTTAGTTGCTGGCGATAAAGTCACTGGCACGGTCCCTGCTAAGAGCACGGACGGAAAGCCTGTAGTTAAACCTAATGACAAAGTCGCCAAAAATGGCACAATGCGTAGTGTAGATAAGCTAAGCCTAGGACTTGGGCTTGAGGATAAATAACAATGGCTATTAGAATTCCGCGCGGTTATGCAGTTAACCGTCCCTACTATAATGAGCTTTGCGAAGGTCAGCGGCCGGTAAACGGTGGCTTTGCCAAGGAAGCTTGGACGGGCCTAGCTCACACAAGAGTAGATGAAGATAAGCACGATCCAATCGTGATTGAACCAGGTACTTTGATTGGTATTGTAACTGGTGGTAATACTACAGCAGAAGGTAAGGTAGTTCCGGCTGTTTTAGGTACAGGCTATTCAGATGCTGGTAACCTAATTCAGTATGGAGCTTCTAACGTCTGGGGACTTCCCTCGGCTTCTGGCGATGCTAACGTAGGTCGAGTAAAGCCTTTAGGTGTGTGTTATCAGCCTATCTATAGCTTTAATCTCCAAGCTGCGTTTACTAACTACACCCGTAACACGGCTGTAGGGCTCTTAACTGACTATGTCATCCAGGTTCCAGCGGTCAACTCTGATGAGTGGCTAATTGAACCAGGCGATGCGGTTATGTTAGGTTCTGGTAAGCGTCACGGTGTGGCCTTCATGGCTCCTACGCCAACTTTTGCTACACATGCCGCGGGTACGCACTTGGCCGGTCGCTATGCGCCAGTCAAGACTTACTCAGCTACTTATAACGATATCCATGATCGCGTGGTTGGTCGTTGTTTAAGAAAGATTCTTCTTGGCGCGGGCGGATCCAGCACGTCTGCTGGTGATGTACTGGCTGATAAGATTTCTGACTTTACAATTAACTCGACGGCTAATAGAGAGTTTGATTACCTGTCGAAGATCCAAACTGTTCCGGGTCTAACCGGACTAGCTGGTACTGGCACGAAGGGCATTCCTGGTTTCTACCTGGGCGCTCGCGCTGATACCAACAAGAACTATTGGGGCCTAACAATCCTGATTCGCCTGTAATAGGAGATAACCAAAAATGGAAGATCTTAATTTTGATGTTTTCGAGGGCGAGCAGAAGAAAGTCCTCATGGATATGGCCAAAGCTATCAAGAATACTAAGGCGGAAGCCGAGGATATGCTTGGTTTTGAGGCCACACCAGCAGAAATCACAGATCGTGCTAATTTAAGCAAGATTCGTGAAGTCTGGTTAAAGAATGGCTACTTAGACCGTAAGTCTGAGCAGATCACTATTGATCAATTACTTGACCGTGACGTCAAGGTAACACGTAAGATGCGCGATAATTTTAGCACGGACCTTCCGCTGCTAGTTCCGCGTACTCTTAGCACAATGGTTCGCGAGGCTATAGAGCCTAACCTAGTGTTAACTCCTCTGTTAACGCGGGTGAACTATAGTGCGGGAACAAGAATCTCGTTCCCAACCTATGGCGCTCTTTCTAATGCTGCTGCTGACCTAGCAGAGGGCGAAGAGTATCCAGAAGGTACCATGGAGATGGGCGGGCAGACTGAGTGTACAATCGGCAAGGCCGGTATTGCTTTGAAGGTAACCGAAGAGCAAAAGCGCTACAGTCAGTTCGATATCATTTCCATGAACATTCGTGCTTGTGGCCGAGCCCTTGCTCGTCACAAGGAGCGTAAGATTGCGGAGTTGATTGTCAACAATGGAACAGTCCTAATTGATAACAGCGATACCGCCTATCCTAGCGCTACAGGTCGTAATGCTGCTGGTACTTACAACGGCACCCTTACGATGGACGATATCTTCAAGGCTTGGTCTACCATGATTAATAACGGATTTGTAATGAATACGTTGATCATGCACCCCTTTGCTTGGAAGATCTTTGCTGAAGACGGTATGTCGAAGTTGTTTGGCTTCCAGAACAACGTTCCAGGTATGCTATGGCAGCTTCCTCAGGGTTCTCCTGGTAATGCTCCTGGCTGGGCTCAAACAGCCTTGAATCAGAATACTTACGTATCTAACCCGGAAAACCTAGCGACTACGTTTACTCGTCTCCCGTCTCTATTCCCGACTTCGTTTAATGTCATTGTATCCCCGTACATGACGTTTAACTCCAGCAACAGCTCTACAGACATTGTTCTGTGCGACGTTAATGAGTTAGGAATATTGGTTGTAGATGAGGAAGTTACTAGCGAAGAGTGGAACGATCCGTCGAAGGACATCATGAAAATGAAGTTCCGCGAGCGCTACGGCTTGGCTATCAAGAATGACGGCCGCGCTGTTGGTCTGTTGAAGAACATCAAGATCGGTAAGAATTACGATTTTGCTAATAGAGTGTCGGTGCAGTACACGACTGGTAGTATTGGTTCCCAGTTAACTGGTGACGAAAACTTCCAGGGCATAGTCAGCCTCTGATACCTTAGTTAACAATTCTTAAATAGGCCAGTTACTCATTAGGGTGGCTGGCCTTCTTTTTTTCTATTTCCCATGTCAACTGCTAAAATAAAAAACACGTCATCTAATGCAAGAACAGGGGTAGTAACCTTAGGTATACCTTTTACTCGTGCAGAAAACTTACAAGTAGGAAATACTTTAGTTGTTTCAGGTGCATTGACTGGAAATACAAATCAAAAAATTCAATGGTACCCTCAAGGCGTAAGATGGGATAACGGCGCTGTAAAATATGCTAGAGCATCTTTTAGAACAGATTTATTAGGAAACGAAGAAAAGACAGTTACAATAGATAAATCTACAACCTCAACTCCAGTCCCTTTTAGTATACATCCTAATATAACAGCTTCCTTTTTAAGTACTGTATTTGAGTTTACTATACAAAATCAAGTCTACATACTACCAATGGTAGAGGTGGCATCTAGATTAATAGAGGGTGCGGGTGCGGAAGATCACTATGCTAGATTTAGGTATTTTACTTATTTACCCCCAGCCCTAGACCCAAAAATAAGACACATATGGGTAGAACTTGTAGCAGAGGCTTTTTCTGATTTAAATTATGTTCAATTTTATTTTAGGTTTGGTTATTATAGATTTGATCCTTCTGTACCAGCTGGATCTGGCGTAGATCCCAACTTACTATTTACAAGCCCAGTTACTCTTAGAATACAAAATGCAAAATCAAAAATTAGATGGGAAGATCAAAAAATACCAGCAATTCAAAATATATCTAGTACTAATAGACTTTATACATTAATTAATCCATTTGTTTCAGGTAAAGCAAATTTTCCTATA